AAATGAGCATCGAAGATAACCCGAATGCTATCAACATTCAGGTCGCCGCTGTGTGCTTCCGCAATATGGTCGCGAACAGCATCCACAAGCTATCGCGTGCGCAGGAGAAGCCGTACTATTATCTCGATGTACACGGATTGAAGGTCGGCGACCTTGCATTCGTACACAACGGCGAGCACTTCGGCCTTGTGGAGGTGATGCGACTGATCCCGCCGCGTGACGCTACCGCGCTGGCTCGCGTGAACAAACCGATCCTCGCCAAGGTCGAGTGGAACGCTGGTCTGCTGGAAGAGGCGGCTGAACGGCTCAAGAACTTTCGGGATCACACAGCCGACCAGCGTGTCGCGTTGCAGATCGATCGTGACTTGGGTTTGGTCTCTGCTGAAGAGGCGAACAAGAAACTCGCGGATTACGAGAAGATCATCCGCGACTTAAGTAAGAAGGGTATAACTGCGCGGGGCAGGCGCAACGTGGACATCGGCAACGACTTCACCGATGAGGCGCGTGTGTCAGGCTACGACGACGTTGAATAATGGATGACAGCGCACGCATCGCGGCGATCATACTCATATGTGTGATCGCCGCATTCGCACTAACGAAACTCGTACACAGGAGACATGTAGATGGACTTACAATTTGCTTCAAAGCTTCAAACTGCACTCAGCCTATTGGGCGTGACGGGCGATTTCGAGCCATCGAACTCACAAGACAAGGCCAACAAAGTACTCCATGAATACTACGTCGCTGAGATGGGCCGCAGCATGTTCGACAAGCGGCGGAAGAAGGCGCTCGAAGACATCAAGAAGCTCGACACACAAGGCATCGTCGCTACCGAGATCGAGAACGTCAAGAAGCTCAACATGGGAAGCAGTGTACAATTGTTGGACACTCAAGACTTCACGTGTATCGTCGCACTGAAGGCTCCGTCCACTACACTTGACGAGAGTTTGCTGCGTGTAGAACTCGTGAAGGCTGGACTCAACGCCGACAAGATCGAAACTGCGATCAACAACGCGCGGAAGAAAAACAAGCCCGCTGAGACGTACAACGTTTCACTAAAGCGCACTTGACAAACCCGCAATAGTGTTGTATTATTAAGAATGGCTTCTGAGGGCCGATTTATCGGGCCGATCGCAAGTTACTTCCTTCTCACTTGTCATCGGTGGTTCCTCCTCCCACCCCTCAGAAGCCTACCCTTCATACATATCAACAGGAGCGACAACGTGGATCAATCTACTCATGTAGAAGGTGGCCGCAAGGTCATCAATCTTGCAGAACGTCGAAAGCAACGGCTGCATGACGCTCCAGAACCTCCCTCAGATGGTGTCGTGATCCCCGACTTCATCACCCCCCAAACTATCAATGAGATGACGGATCCGCAGCTCGACCAATTGCTCAATTTGGTCAGGCTGCGGCGTATGCATTCCACACTTATATACGAACGCACGAAGCAGGAGAAAGAGCAGATCGCTCAGACGAAAGCTCGTGATGCGCTCGTGAAGAAGGCCGAACAAGTGTGGAATGAACTCGATAAGGTCTTCAAGAACCTCGACAAACTTGAACTGCGTGTCAATGAGATGCGCGCATTGCGGCTGCAAGCTGGATTGGAGTTCTAAATGAGAGCCAATGACATCATCATCATGCTCAAGAACCGTGGGCATGAGCGCGGTATGCAGGAAGTCGTCTTGCAGCTCGCAGAAGAGATCGAAGACATACAGAAGACGCTCAAGGAAATCGGCGCTGTGATGGCCGCACTCACGAACGTCAGCACTATGCAGAACGGTGTGCTCGACAAGATGAAAGAGCAGATGGATCGCAAGGATGACGATCCCCGCGCCACGCGAGCAATTGTGGAGAGCGAACCGACATGACCATCACACATATACGCATGGTCCCGTACGCGGGACAGCAAGTCGAGCGCAAGTTTGACAACACCAAGCTTGTCGCTCTCAACACATGTCCAACATGGGGCATCATCCGCTATGAACATCATCGAACTTATCTGTCAGGGAATAGAGCAATGGCTCTTGAAGCGGGAGGCGCGGCGCATCAGGCGTTTGCAGCAGTCCGGCTCTGCGATCTACACTGGTCGGGTGGGGAGTTTTACTCCGGACGGTATTCCCCTTCGCTCGTCCAATCCATATGTGAGCAACGATCCCGTCAGCTCTTCGGAGAAGATCGAACAAATAGTATGCTGCGAGTACTGTGGGAAGGCGAGGATAAAGAGCGTGCCATTACGCTCGCAGCCCTCGACATCCTCGGATCAAGCGGCTTCTACGACGATCCCGGAGACCGGAAGCGAACAATCGCCAACATCGAAGAAAGTCTGATCGCGTATGTATCACGCTATCCACTCGGACAGACCTTACCCGTCATCCTACCAGACGACCGATATCCCGGCGGCTACTTCGTCGGTGTCGAAATTCCGATCAACATGTATCTGGAAATCGACTCTGACGAAGGGCCGACGCACCGATACAACTTCACCGGTCGCGTTGACGGTGTACACTTCACTGACCGTAAACTGTCCGAGATAGCGGTCGAAGAGAACAAGACTGCGGCACGTCTCGATGATGCGTGGCGCAACGCATTCATCACCAGTCATCAGCCTACGGGATACTGCTTCGCCATCGGTGCGTTGCTCAATGTAGATGTCGAGCACGCGGTCATACGCGGCATGTCCATCCCGATCCCGAAATCGTTCGACTACGGCGGTATCGTCAACGAGCCAATCCTGCGCAATCAGGATCACTTTATTCGTTGGGCCAAGTGGGTTGTATATACGTGTGAGACGACGAAGGACTATCTTGAGACGCCTCACGACGCGCCGCAGTTCACTCACTCATGCAATCGGTACTTCCGTTCCTGCCCGCTGATCCCATTCTGCGATAGTCCGGATGATGAACGGATTGCAATGCTCAACGAGATGCAGGTACAGGAATGGTCACCACTAGAAGAAGGAAACGGTTAAATGGCGATCAAGAACGGCATCACCCTCAAGAACAACGACACGTATCTCATCGCGTATGATAACGGTCGGTATGCCGCGCTGGCGAAGGAGACACTAGACCATAAGTGGTTCTTCGACAGCTTCGACTTCGTTGTCGGCATCGATAAGGTCACGGTCCTCGCACATGTGAACTTCGGTGGTCTCGGCCCGCTGGATGGCCCAACTTTGGAGTTCGCGTGATGACGAAACTCGAAACTGATATCGTCGCGCCACCGAACACCGATCCCGATCTGGTCGCAGCGGTCAACGAGATACTGACTGCAAACACCCTCGTGATGGAGGAAATCGGCATTCAGGTCAACGATTACAACTTCTTTGTGCTCGACGCAGAGTTGGTGAAGCGTTCAGCAGCACTCTTGAAGGCGAAGAGAGGAATAGCAAACTAATGGGCCTCTTCGTACAAGTCGAAGGTGAGGCTTGTGTCGTCGTGATCAACGGAGTATACAAACAGTGCGACGTGTACACACGCGACGGCTATTTGTACGCTAAGACTGCTGGTGGTTTCGTTCGTTTGTATGAAGACGGCGCGACAACCAAGCCTCACATGCGTCTTGACCACTTGACGTGGGAAGGGACGCTCTTGAAGGATGCGTACGGCCGATTGTGTACGTCGGACGTGCGCGGTGCGATTGTACTCGACGCACCGAAGCAGCAACTCTTACTCGGAGCTGAGAAGAAGGACAATGACTGAGATAATCATCGCTGGACAACCAGTTCAGAAGGTCACCGCAGCGGCCAAGCGCTTCAACGGAGCAATATGGGGTGATGCTGGCTGCGGTAAGACCACACTTGCGGGCACGGCACCGGGGCGGAAGCTCTGGTATCAGTTCGATCCTGATGGAGTAGACAGCATCTCTGACGAGGTGTGCGAGAAGGAGGGAATTATACGTGTTGACCTCTCACAAGCGTCCACTGACAAGCTCGCTGATGAGTGCAAGAACGAAGGCAACCCATTCGGGATCAAGAGCACGATCGAGGCAGTTGACACATATATATTTGACAGCATTACTAATCTCACTGACAAGACCCTCACTCGCGGAATATCGACGAATACTGGAGCAACTGTCGAGCGACCTTCTCCGGGTGCGTACGGTACTCGAAACGCGCTTGCAATCCGAGCTATTAAGAACGTCGCCAAGATCACAGGAGTCCACAAGAAAAACGTCATCTGGATCGCGCACGAGGGAGCGCCCGACAAAGACGAAAAAACCGGAGCAATACTTCACATATCACTCGCGCTTGGCGGGCAGTTGCCATCGAACATCGGGATCGACTTCTCGGAACTCTGGGCGATGTACCAAGTAGACAACCGAGCTGACCGCCGCATCATGATCCGTCCCGCACGTCTCCGTAAGCCCATGAAGACGCGCATGTTTCGGCAGGGTGATGAACCAGAGTTCGACTGGAAGTTTGATCCTGACGACTGGTTCAACAAGAAGAACCTTCCGTACCGTATCGACACTTGGTTGAAGTTGTGGGAGTTGACTGGCGACAAGCTGCCTCTTCCCGGTTCACAGGTGTACATGAACTTGGTGAAGCGGTTCGAGAAGGAACTTCCCGCGTATCCACTCTACTCGTAGGAGCGACACATGAGGACGGTTGAAGAAGCCGAAGATGTAGTCCGGCTGAACAAGAAGCTCAAAGACATCGATGTGGCAATGAAGACGCTCAAGCTCTACGAACAAGCCGATAATAACGATCCTCTTGTCGGCCCCTGCGTCATCGATCACATCAAGTTCAGAGACTACGGGCAAGGCAACGACATCTTACGCGCATTAGAAATGTCCGAGAAGACTATGCGGCTACATCTACATGCGTGGATCGAACAGTGTCTCACCGAGAAATACAACGAGACCAAGGGTGAGATGACCGTAATCCTCTCCAAATAGCCACCACTAATAGTGTTGGCTGTCTTATGTGGACACAAGATGTCGTGGCTTGTGTCGCACATTCGTATGTAGTACAGTCCACGGCGTTCAACGTTGAAAACCTGAAAGGTCAATACATGTCCGATCTTCCGATTTTGGAATACAGCTCTGACATCACGTCGGCAGAGGCACCGCCGCCTCTGAAAGTCGGCGAATATCCGGCGGTCATCGAGGCGATCACGCAGAAGCAGTCGCAGACTTCTGGCAAGGATTACTTGTCGGTGGACCTGCGTATCTCGCCCGACGACTTCCCGGCAGACTTCGATCCGAACAAGGAACTGTACCCGGAGGGCGTCGTTCTCCAGTACAACCGTCTCGTTGTCGAGGACACCGCACGCAGCCGCTACAACATGCGGAAGTTCTGCGAGGCCATCGGCGCGAAGATGGGCAAGCGGGTTGATCCCTCCGAATGGATCGGTCTCGCCTGCAAGGTCGGCATCAAGCACGAGCGGTATGAGGGCGAACCCCGCGCTCAGATCGGTGCTCTCAAGTCGATCTAACCACCGTTCACACGTATGAAGAATTCGTCAACGGGGGCCGAAATCCCCGTTGACTTGTTCGTAGGACTGTGTGACAATCACTTCGTTCAACCACTGTCATAGGGAACCGCCAGATGGCACCCCGTAAAGGAGCTACCTCAATGCCCGCAGATGCCGCCACCACCACGACCGAGCCGAAGAAGCGCCGTGCCCCGCAGGGTCCGCGCAAGCCTTCGCCGCTGTATGCTTTCGTCAAGATCGATGAGAGCAACAAGGTTGCCCTGTCCGCCTCGTTCCGCGATCCCCGCAAGATGGCCGAGTACTTCAGCACGGCGACCGCGAACGGCGAGCAGCTTCTGGTCATCTCTCCGGAAGCCTAATCGACGCATCCGTGTCCTGATGCGTTGACGACAGCGCTGTCGTGGTGTCCAGTTGAGCCACGGCGGCGCTGTTCCATTTCGGAGCGGCAACATGTCTAACAAGCCCAAGCTTCCGAAGCTGCATCCCGACGCAAAGTGGGTGCAAATCCCCTTCCCACAGCCCACGCAGCATGTGAACCGTGGGTTCTTCGTCTCAGGTGCGGAACCGACGAAGCCTCGCAGTATTCGGTTTACTGATGAGGAATTCGTGCGCCTATGCCGCGTTAGTGAGAGTCTCGGAGTATCGTTCTCTGAGTTCGTTCGTTGGTGTGCAGCGTTCGCGGCAGTAGAGATCGCCAACGAGCAACACAGGCAGACCTTTCAGTCCGCCAAGACATCGAAGCCGGTTGACACAACAGGCTGGACTTAACACCCCCTCGTGGAGAATGACATGCAACTGTCTGCGCAACAGTTGTCATGTGCCGAAGCCTGTCTCGATACATCGCGGCGTTTGTTCGCGGTGACGGGACAGGCCGGTACTGGCAAAACAACCCTCATCAAACACATAGCTGAACAACTAGCGGCACAGCACGTCAACTTTGCCGTTGCGGCTCCGACTGGTAAGGCCGCGAAACGCATCCGTGAAGCTACGGGTCTGCGTGCGATAACCGTACACAAGTTGCTCGAATACGGGCGTCCCGGTGAACGCGACAAGACAACTGGCGAACCCCTCGACATCACCACACCGAAGCGTGGACGGTTCAATCCGTTCGATCAGTCCGTGATCCTCATCGATGAGTACTCGATGATCAATCACGAGCTGAACCGCAACATCATTGACGCACTACCTCCCAAAGGGCGTCTGATCATGTTTGGTGACCTCGCACAGCTCCCCCCAATTGAGAAGTACGTGATCCAGAACGCCAATGGATCGCCATTCAAGGAACACTGCTCACGTGTGAACTGCTTCTTCGAACTCACGGAGGTGTTCCGTCAGGCCGAAGGTTCAGACGTGCTCATTGCTGCTACAATGGTACGCAAAGGCGGGCTTCCACGTCGCGGCAACGACTTCAAGATGATCTTGAGCGACTATCCGGTAGATCGGTTGCGCGAACAGGTCATGGAGAGCCTAGAAGAAGGCATCGACTATGCATCCATCGACAACCAAATCCTCACGCCGCTTCGAACGCGTTGGATCGGTACGGGGCCGCTCAATGTCATGCTTCAAGGCTTGCTCAACCCCGATGGTCGTGATCCTACTTCCCTCATGCGGTATGATTGGGACTCAAAGAACCCTGTCACCATCTCAGTTGGCGACAAAGTTGTCTGCACTGAGAACACATACGACATGCGTAATTATTCAGAGCGTTTTCACCAGTGGGATGCTGATGGACGCCCTGATTTCTCCAGCTTCATACCTACTCCGGAAACCAAGTACATGCTCAACGGCGAAACGGGCAAGGTTCTGGAGATATATCCAGATGGAGGATTTGAGATTGATTTCGGGGACCGAATTGTCGAGATACCTTCGATGTACGAAGAGTGGTGGGAGAAGAAAGGCATCATCATCGATCAGTATCCGCAGCGTCAGATCGAACTTGCGTACGCTCTCACCGTCCACAAGGCGCAAGGATCGGAGTATCAACACGTCATCTACGTGATCAACAATTCCGTGTTCTACATGCTGTGTCGCGAGAACATGTATACAGCGCTCACTCGCGCACGGAAGCGTTGCACTCTAATCACGGATCAACGAGCGCTGACAACCTCTATCCGCGTAACTCAAGAAGTCCTTGATAAGCGGCGGAAGACCGCTCCGAAGGAGAGCTTGATCAAGTGAGTATACGTAAGTGTGAGAAGTGCGGTGGAGCTGCACGTGTGATCGACAGTCGTGAGCGACCTATAGGCTTCTCACGTCGTCGTAAGTGCTCGAACTGTGGGCACAGGTTCTCCACTGTCGAAGTGCGTACCGATCAGTTCAAGACTATCGCCAAACTATGGCTGTCTCTAAAGGAGGTAATGAAATGAAGTATGTAGTCGCATTCAACGGTCCTCCGGGATCAGGAAAGGACACAGCAGCCGCGATGGCGTACAGGTGGCTGACTGGTGAAGGGTACAACTGCTACGACTATAAGATGTCGAAGCCGTTGAAAGTCGCGATCAATGGGTTCTGCCGAGTTGAGAACCCGGAACAGCCACACGAAGAACTCAAGAAGAAGCTCACCCCTTGGTCAGGGCCGGCGAACGCTGTGACATTCCGGCAAGCATACATCGACTTCTCAGAGAGCTACGCCAAACCTCTGTGGGGCCATGATGTATTCACGAGATGGGCGATTGCGGAGTTTGAGGACTTCCTACGCGCCAATCAGCAGATTGTTCCGGCGACAGTATTCATCATCTCGGATGCGGGCTTCAAGGACGAGCAAGACAGTCTGATAGATTGGGTGACACCAAACAACTATGCCATTGCGCGTATGGTCCGTCCCGGTCACACATTCGCTAATGACAGCCGCTCATACATATACCCGCCACAACGCATCTACCAAGAGAACATCTACAACGACGGCGATCTTCGTCTATGTGAAGATCGCGTAATCCGCTTCCTCAAATCAGCCATCAAGGCAGGCCAATGGACACCAGTACAGCCCTGATCAGTAACCTGTCCACCATGCGCGCTGCATTCACCGAGCGCGCAGTCAACTCCCGTCTTGAGGTCGAGTGTCCGATGGACGGGACTTTCTTTTCGGACAAGGTAATCATCGCGGAAGCTCCGGGTGAACGCGAGGTGCAGCAGAAGTTGCCTCTAGTTGGTGGATCAGGGTCACTGCTCTGGAACATCATGCTCAAGCGCAACAAGCTGTCGCGTAAGGACTTCTACATCACTAACGTCATCAAGCGGCAAGTCTCGCTCGCTGATCGGAAGAAGGGAGTGAACAAACATGAGCTTGGTCTTTGGACTGAGTTGCTTCGTTGGGAGCTTGGTCATCTTCCTAACGTGCATTACATTCTCGCGATGGGTAATTACGCACTTGAGGCGCTTACAGGCCACACAGGGATCACTAGTTGGCGAGGCAGTGTTGTTAGTGTTGATATTCCTGATTTTATCCGGGGCGGTACTCGCTCTGTTCGTGTTGTTGTATGTAACAATGCCGCCGCAGCCATCCACGATCCTCGGCTAGAAGTAGTTCTGAACCGCGACATCGCCTGTCTTGGGAGAGTACTCAATGGTTCGCATACGCCGTACGAAATCTCGACAGAAATATATCCCTCGATACAGCGCATTGATAATTTCCTCGATGACGCAATTCGGTCAGGTGATACAATTGGACATGATATCGAGAGTATCAGTGGCGAAACTGCATGTTTTGGCTTCGCGGATACACCCACAACAGCGATCTGTATTGCACTGCGTACCCAGACCGATCAAGTCTACTCCATCGAGGAAGAGCGCCACATTCGGCGTCGGCTACAAAGGTTCTACGATCACCAAGCCGAGAAGCCGCAGCTCCTAGCACAGAACGGCATGTTCGATATGACGTGGCAGTGGTACAAGGATAAACTACGCATCCCGAGACTACTGCGCGACACCATGCTCGGACATCATACCTTGTATCCCGTCTTGCCACACAACTTGGGCTTCCTTACCACGCAGTACACCGACAATCCCTATTACAAGGGAGAGAAGGATGAATGGCGTGACGATGGTGACATCGATGACTTCTGGAGGTACAATGGCAAGGACAGTGCTAACCTGATCGCCATCGACAATCGAATGGTAGGCGAACTCAAGGATCAGGGACTATGGGACTTCTTCATGAACCACGTCATGCGTCTGCAACCACACCTCGTACGTATGTGTGTAGGCGGCTTGAAGATGGACATGAAGATGAAGGAGGAATTGAACCTAACAGTCGGTGAGACAGTCGCCAAACTGCTCATGGAGTTCCAGCACAAGATCGTTGATACACTCGGTGAGGAGCTGTGGTACAATCCCGCCTCACCGAAGCAGATGTCGGAACTCTACTTCTCGAAACTGAAGCTCGTCGGTCGCGGAACATCGACTGACAAAGAGAACCGCGATCGGATGTTCAAACATCCACGCACATCGGAGGCTGCGCGTGAAATCATCAACCTCCACAACCGATGGGCAGAAGAGAGTAAGTTCTATGGAACCTATGTCAAAGCCGCAGCCGACGAGGATGGTCGTTTTCGCTGTACATACAACCAGACCGGAACTCAAGAGGCTCCGGGCCGACTATCTAGTAGCCAAACTCTATGGGGTAGCGGCGGCAATCTACAAAACCAGCCTCAGCGAGCGTATCCTATGTACGTTGCTGATGCTGGTTACGGGTTCGGATACTTTGATCTTAGTCAAGCGGAGGCCCGATACGTGGGATGGGCTGCAAACATCGAGAAGTGGATCGAACAGTTCGAGCGGGCGCGCCTCGTAGGTGGTTACGACGCGCACCGCGCTCTAGCATCCGATCTCTTCAAGATCCCGTACGACGAGGTTCCGTCCTTCGACCACTACGACAGTTCCAAGCCCGGTAAGCTCCCGCCGGAAGGGAAACGAGACGGGGACGTTACTATTCGCTACATCGCGAAACGGTGCCGCCATGGACTGAACTATCGAATGGGTCCGGACCGTCTCGCCACCACAGCGAAACTCTCCCTCATAGTCGCGGACAAGGCTTACAGAGACTATCATCGGCTCACTCCTGAGTTGCGTGTTTGGTGGGCCTCCCTCGAAACGGAACTCAAGAGGAACGGTTGCCTCTACAACGCGTACGGTCGCCGTTTTATCCTAATGGAGCGCCCAAGTCCAGAGGCTCTTGAAAGTATTGTGGCCTTCAAGCCGCAATCTACCATTGGTGATAAGGTGTGCCGCGTCATCTACATGTCGGAGGATCACCCACGCTGGCCTCGTAGGGCGCGGGTTGCACTCAACATCCACGATGCGGTGATCTGTCTCGCACCGCTGGTAGACTTGGAGCAGTGCTTGAGTATCCTCAAGTATTACGCCGAGGAACCGCTCATGGTCGGGGGGCGAGAGTTGATTATCCCGGCCGACTGTAAGATCAGCTACCCCGATGACCAAGGAGTTCACAGATGGTCGCAGCTCAAACCGATCCAAGTCGAAAGCGTGAGTATGTAATTGTGAAGCACGGCACGACGTTCTATTGGGCGCGTGCTTCACGAGAAGATGATGATACGTATGTCATCATGACCGACGTACAACAGAAGGAAGGGAAGGAGATAATCGCGAAGGCAAACGCGACCTCGAACTATCAGGAGTTCCTTGATGCTCGGAAAACGAAGTAGAGGTCTCAATCAGGACGTTGCTGAGTACACGCTCAACCTCATCAACGAAACTGATAAAGCAATCTTTGTTGAGCTAGAAGATGGAGGTGAACAGTGGATACCCAAAAGCGCACTCGTGGAGTACCGCGATCTGGAAGACGGAACGTGTCAGTTCATAATAACCGATCAGAAAGCAGCGGAGTTCGGCCTCGCGTAAAGATACACAAACTCTACGTGAGGCTCAACGAGCTGGCCGCTCTCTGCCACCACGACAACATGAAGTGGTGGACCCATCCGAAGACAGGCAAACCTCTCAAGCGCAACAAGGGCGAATTGATCGCTCTCATGCACTCGGAACTTTCCGAGATGCTTGAAGGCGTCCGCAAGGACAAGATGGATGAACACATTCCGCACCGCAGGAATGAAGATGTCGAAGCAGCCGACTTGTTGATCCGGTTGCTCGACTATTGCGGTGCGTATGGGATCGACATTGATGGAGCATTCAGGGACAAGCGCTTCTTCAATCTCACCCGTCCCGATCACAGCCACGAAGCACGCCGCAAGGCTGGTGGCAAGAAGTTCTGAAAGGAGAACTAGCATGAGCTTGGTACTGAAATATAGCTGGATGTTTATCACGCAGCCGACTGCTGACAATCTCGTGGGTGTCGCATTCAGCATCAGGAGTGCAGCACGTCACATTGATGTGTTGACAGCCACTAGTCTGCACGCTCAATCGATTGAAGAAGAGGTCGACATTGACCTTGGTATCGATCGGTGTCGGAAGGAGTTGACTGAACACGAGACGCTATACGATCTGCTGCGTATACTCGTCCCTCTCAGCCCACGCGAGTATCAGGAATGGTGCTTCTCACAGGGACTACCTGCACCATACAAGGAAACAGAGAAGGTCGACACGTATCAGAATGCAGTGGGGCAGTCTGCACCCAACGCACCAGATGTGTCACGAGACAAAGAGGCCCAAACACGTCCCGCACTGTCTGCTGACGAGATGTTCAATGATGGTCTTGGTGGAATGAAGAGCACCATCAGCGGACGGATACCCGACGCGGAAGCGATCAAGCGTCGTCAGGAAACTGAGGCACGCCTCGGCGCGATGCGTGCCAGCCGTCAGCGGTAACTACTGCAAGTTACCGCCGATGATATCGATTGCGTCGTCAATGCTGATACCGTGTTGACGACGCAGTTGATCCGTCAGGAGTTGAATGATCTCGTCCTGTGACTTGTCCACAGCGTGTATGTCACGCATCACGTCATTGGATTTCGAGTGGTAGGCGTCTGGCTCAAGGTTCTCTTTGTTCTTGTCGAGGATCGCCAGACGCTTATTCAACTCACTGCGCTGCTCAATGAGCTTCTTCATCTTGCCCTTGCCCAACACAGTGTTGATCTGTTGAGCGAGCTGCTTCACCTTCGGATCGGCAATCGTGTCGAAGGGATCAAGTCCCTGCTTCTTGGCCCACGCCGATGCTCCGGAACGATCTTTCTCCGTAGCGAGCTGACGACGCACAGCATCGAACTTCGTCATCGTCTCCACGACACGATCACGACGCTGTGTGCCGGCATAGTATCGACGCTGCCCGCCAGTGTAGAGGTACATACCTCCTTCACGCGTGCCGGGAAGCTCAGGGAAGCGGCGTTCGTCAGCGAGACCCTGATACTTCAGCGCCTTCTCTATCGCAGTACCGAAGTCATCACCACTAGACATGGCCTGTGCAGCTACGTCAGTTGAGCCGATGATGTTCCCTGCACTGATCCCCAACAGCGACGTGATCATATTCGAGAAGTCTCGTGAGAACGAGCTGTCCGAGTTGATCCCGCTGTCATTGAACCCTTGATGAGGGTTCGCGATGTATCCTTCCTGCACGACAGGATCCCCCGTCGCCCATCCCGTCGCCAAGTTGCCAAGATCAAGCTTCGCGCCACCGAGAGCCGCTGCAACAGGCGGTGGCGTTGCAACTGACGTGATCTGCCGCACACCTTCTGCGAATTCCTTCGCCCACGAAGTGTTGTCGGCCTGCTGTTCTCCGAATGCACCCAATCCACGCAACACCGTGATCACTGGATTTGTCAGGAATGACAGCTCCGGTGCTTCTGGCATCATGTACACGTCAGCCGGTGTGAGCGGGCGCTGTTTCCCGTTCACGAAGTCCATCCACCAGTCAGGACCGATCACAGGTATGCGCGAAAACCGCTGCCACGCAGGGATATCATTCCAGTACCAGTCCGCGACCTCTGGTGTCGATGACATAAGTGCGATTGCAGCGATCTTGGGGCCGAGATGACCCGTCAAGATGCGAGCACCGACGTTCTGCGGATCACGATGTATCTCCGACGCCAGATGGTATGTCGAGTTGATGGCGATCTGTCCATACGGGAACGCACTCAACGTCTTGCCGAACGTTGTATTGCCTACGGAGCGCGTCATGTCACCAGAGAGAGTGCGCGTCTCGTGTACGAGCTTATTCAACTCAGGCTTCGGCACCTTCCCGTTGTACTTCCGCTCCAGTGCAGCGTAATTCTGTGCAAAGAACGCGTACTTACTCGTGTTGTGAACAGCATCGAGCATCGAGCGGTAGCGATCTACGAATTGGGATACGATACCCTTCCCCTTCGCAGCATACGCTACCGCATCGAAGCCCTGTCGCACGCCTTTCAGTGGATCGCCGAGCAAGTTGGGATGACGCACTCCTTCATTCACGAACACCGCATAGCGGCTCTCGTTATAGGAACGCACCATCGCTTCACCCAACTTCTCAACTAGCTCCCGACCGCCGACGGAAGACGTAATTGAGGCGATGATGCCGCTGTCATTTGCCAACTGGTCCGCGATACCGACGCCCATGCGACGGAGTTCATCGTAGTGTACTTGCATGAATACACCTGCAAGCATCTGCAACCACGATGTGTTCAGCGGCGCGAACGGAGTGCCGCCAATCTTGTCTAGCGTTCTTGAGAGCGCTGTACTATTCGGGAAAGCGCGTCGGAGAGTCGCATCGAATACTCCATACGAGCGTCCCGGCCGTCGAGTGGAGCGAGCGATAGCGTCTTCGTAAAGTGCGGCGACGGGGGCGAATACGGGTGCGAACACGCCAGTTGTAAACTGAGTGTAGAACTTCCGCATAGCGTTCCAGAAGGTCGCTGTTGCGGGGGCGTTGTATCGCAGTGAGCGAGCGAGTTCCTTATCGGCGGCTTCATAGTAGTGTATCTTCCCGTCCTCTGTGTACGCGAACACATCACTGCGGCCACGATACTTGCCGTCATGTCCAGCACGCTCGAAGTTGAGGACAGGTACTTCCTCCAGCTTGCGGATCACTCGTCCGTAATCAGGCGTCTGCTTGATCGTGTTGACGAACGTACGCGTTGCGTCATTCATGATCGTGTACTGGATATGGTCGTAGATGTAGTGCTTCATCGCGTCGATGGGCGACATCGGATTGACGACATTGGTGTCCTTCGCACGCGCCATCAACGGACCACGCACGTTGCTGTACAGCGAGGCAGGCTCCGTACCTTTGAAACTCCTGAGCCAGCGCTGCCACCATGCTTCATCACTCTGCTCCTGCAAAGTCATGTAGTTGGGGTGCGCCTTCCGCATCTTGTCAGCAGCATCCTTTGTGAGCTGCCCATCTGCAACCTTGGCGTCGAGGATGTCATTGTTGATCTGACGGAACGCCTTCTCCATCATCGTGAGCTTGGGATTGGCGTCGAACTTCGCGATCAGCGTCTTGGCGTCAGCAACAGTCAGGTCTTCTTTGATGTTCGCAGTGTCCGCCTTCTCATCCTTGAGCTTCGTGCGTACAGCTTCGAGACGCGCCATCGTTCCCTGCGTCTTCGAACCCTTCACACCCATCGACGCCTCAAGCATCTCGTCTTCCAACGACTTGATCCGCAGTTGACGCTCATCCATCAACGTCTTGGCGGTCAATGCATCGCTGAATAGCTTCACGTCCTCTTCCGGAAGCTGCGACATGGCTGCTTGTAGACGTGAGAGTGGATACGTCTTGCGATCCAGTCCCGGCAAGTCACCGAATTCCATCGCATTAGCGTGGCGACCAGCGAGATTGACGTTCGCAGTCTCCGTGACTACGCGCTCGATGTTGTCGACATCGGCAATTGAGGCTCCAGCATTCGAAGCTGCATCACGCGCGGGGGCGGACTGGTCAACGAACTCTGATTTGATCCGCTGTCCCTTCGTGAGTGTCGGTGCGAGCTTCTGGTCAGGATCGACAGCTCTCGAACCCGGAGTCGGGATTTCGAGTGACTCGATCACCTGCTTCGACATGGCCTTGTTGACCTTACCGGACAACACAGCAGTCGCTACAGCAGCAGC